CTACGATGTCATCGACATGTTCATCTAGAACCTTCTTGATCTGATTGAACATCATCGTATTGAATGGCATACTAACATCCACATCCTCTCCACGAACATAGCTCTCGCACATGTTGTGGATGTTAGTACCACGTGTGGCAGCCAGCCGACTAACACGGTCAGCCTCCTCATCACCTACACGTTTACGCCATTCATCAAGACCGGACTTATCCAGCATCGCACCGAGAACTGTGGTTACAGATGGATAACTCCCATTAGGAGTCACATAGTGCCGGATGCCGTCGATCTCCTCACGTGGGAAGTGATCGAATTCATCCGGAAACCATGAAAAGGTCTTAGGGTTGGAGACCGAGTTTTTGACGAGCAATTATATATTCCTTCACTAGCTTCGAACGAACAATATCCTGTTCGAGGAAGTCAACATGCACAAAATCATTCAACCGACCTAGGACCTTCATAAAGTCCTTCAGTCCATTGCGTTCTTGGTCCTTCGTAAGATCTGACTGACGGAAGTCGCCACAGAACAATACTCTACAACCCTTACCAATACGTGTAATCACTGAGTCCAGTTCATGGAAGGTCATGTTGTTGACCTCATCCACAATCACATAGCAGTCGTTCATAGTAATACCACGAACAAATGAGGTTGAGATAAACTCAATCGCATTCTTCTGCTTCAGTACCTCGTATGCATCTGACCGTCCAAATAGTTCAGTACAGATGGCATAGTAAGGTGCCTCATAGACCTTCATCTTTTCCTTCTGGTTACCCGGAAGAAAACCCATATCACGTGTTGGTACTACCGATCTTACTATATAAATCTTCTTTTGTACACCTTTATTTTCCATCATTGCATCAATTGACTTATAAAGTGCAATGAAGGTTTTACCGGTGCCAGCCATACCATGTAACATCAGATGTTTTCCATCATCAAATGCATCGAACGCTATACGTTGATTGTCTGTGAGAGGGTTGATATGTTTAAGATTGAAGTTCTGTGTCTTGAATGTCAGTCCTTCAGATGCATCACCATTCTGTCTGGCGATTCTTTTTTCTCTCTTGGTTAAACGAGGTTGGCTATGTTCCACAAGTTATCCCTTGCTTTTATGTTTATTTACGACCTCACGAGTTTTAGATGCCTTGACACCCTTGTCCCCGTGTGTCTGGCCTAGTGGAGAGTGGGGGTTTGCCTTGGCAATTCGATTTAATACATCATTAAACCCGCTGTCCGTTTTGATTCGATCACCAGTTCCACCGATGATTGAAATAGAATAGACCGGATTAATATGTGGGTTCTCAGCAAGGTATGCCTTGTATGAGTCATACGACATATAGTCGTCCCACTGTTCTCCGGTCTCTGTATTTACAAATTCGTATAACGGCATTAATATTCTTCTTCGGTTATCCGCTGCAGTATATTCCAATTCCTGGATGTCAATGCAGCACGCAGTCTTTTTTCTTTAAGATGTTCACGATGTTCTTGTACTTCATACGACTCGTATAGATCTTCGCCATAATACTTATTATTGCGTTTAACCGACTTGCTCATTATGGAATCAGTCCTGGAAATGCGAGGTTGACAATATTGGCATCGATGTCTGTGACTTTTCTGTCCTTGACTGCACACAGCAGTTGTGCATCCTTTGGATGTAGACTCTCAAGCAGGCCGATGAACAGCATCTCACGCTTGACCTTGCCAAGCTCAGGATTGTTGCCAAGCAGGTACATCGAGAGAGTACGAGATTCCTGATACAATCTACCTTCCTGGTCTAGATAGGCAGTAGGCTTGTATGGAGGAGCACCTTCGGGTAGTTCCCATTTGACGCCTGGATAGAATGCAAGTTCTAGGATGTAGCGAAGCGTCTCGCTGTCATGGTCACGTAGGTACTGTGCCTTCTCGTCTGGAGTTGCAAGTTTGCCTGCGTTTTCGATGATTTGTGAAATAGCTAGTGTTGCCATATTAAAACTCATTAATGCTTTCGATTAGGTTCTTCAGCTTCTTCTCAATGAAGTAGTTGAACAGGTTTTTACGGTCCTTGCCGGCCTGTGCTTCGTACTCCGCCCAGATATTCTTCTGGATTTCATTGGGAATGAAGGTCAGGTCTACAAGCTGTTGGTTGCGACGGTATCCACGTAGCATACGTTCGTCACAAAATTCTTCTGGGGTCAGATGTACCCATGTATCCAGCTTCTTGCTGGCAACCGGCTTCTGGCGCTCACCAACAACAAGACAGTTGTCAGCAGACAAGAAGTTAGGGATGCCGTCACCGGTATCTCCACGCATGATGTGCTCGCGGATGAAACGATCTGGGTCGTTGGTCGTGCGGAACTTCTTCTGGACAGGATCGTACTGCTTGACGTTGTTATAACGCTGAAGCTGGACAAAGTCCTTATCGCCTGAGAGGATGAGGATCTTCTCGCTTGTGTCACCATAGTTCATAGCTAGAGTGCCGATGATATCATCAGCCTCTGCACTATCTACCTGAATGACACGGTATGGGAAGAATGCTTTGAGTTCGTCACGAATCTTGTGCAGTGCATCAAAGATCTGAGTCCAGTTGAGTTCTGACTTCTCACGTGACTTCTTACGATTTGCTTTGTAATAAGGGAAGATGTCACGACGCCAGAAATTACGGTCGTCGCATGCAATAATCATCTCACCGTATTCGTCCTTGAACTTCATGTTATAGGAACGAATAGAGTTAAGGATCATGTGGCGAAGAAGATCTTCTTCGACTTCTGTATTTGTGTGATTGCCAAGTTGCATCATCAAATTGGAAATCATTACTTGTGAAAGGTCAACAATTATCATATCAAATTAAAGAGTATTTCACTCTTCCTCCGTTTCAGTTGGTAGCGAGTAGGAATATGCTACCGTGTCATCATCATTGTAATTAAACTCAAATACACTTTCAATCATTTCATGAAAGGGATGCTCTATGTTCATGTATTTATATAGAAGAGACTTAGTTGATTCTACAATCATCGAAACATCTTTTATATACTCATGTTGGTCAACGTCAATACCATTGGCCATGAACAAACCGATGAGCTGTGGTATCATGCTATTTGCAATCTCATCTGCATGGTCATGCCTCAGTCGCTCCATGTCTGCAACTATCTCTTCGATAGACTGAGGTGGTGTATTCATTTTGCCTTTTGGAAATTGGATTACGTTGTCCGTCACTTAATAACCCTTAGCAGAATTGTTTGTTCGTTTATCCGTCCATTTGGCACAGATGGGGTTGTCTTAAGATCTGCCATGAAAGTCCTGATGGCTACCTTACCTGCTTTGAGCAGTTCGGCAGTCGTAGCCTCTGGCTTCCGTAGAGACTTAGACACACTGAGCTCCGGGTCGTATCCGATTAGCGTAGTGCCCTTGATCTGTAGACCACTTGGACTCATTGAGATATATTGAGTCAGCTTCTTGTACTTGGTATTGTATACCCATAGTTGACTGCATCCTACAATCTCAGTCGGGTGGACCGAGACAATCTTCAACGAAGGTTCTTCCTTCTGGTACTTGATGTTCTTGACAAGGTCAACAGCCGACTTGACTTTCTTCTCACGTGGCTTGCGGAGCTTGACTGCCTTCTTATTATTTATGAATCTATCACAGTCTGCAATAAGAGTACAATAGAAAGTGCGCCAGAACTTAAGTTTCTTGCCATAGGATTCCTTGACCTGCTCGTCATCGAGCTCGACCTCTTCCTTCATAGGCAGATAGTAGTCACGGATATAACCAGCAACCTGAGGAGTTACCTCATGTTTTTGAAGGAAGCTGTAGGTGTCGAAGGTATCGCCATCCATCACGTTGTCGATTTCTTCCTCGACCATAGTGATGAGACTATTTGCACGTGCACGGATACGTGCCTGGATATCGATGGTCGTCTTCGGTGCTTCTTCGACCTCTTCACGAACAACGGCTGCACTCTTTACAAGGTCCTTGACGCTGTTGTCAAAGTAGTCCATGTTCTTCTGTGGAAGTTCGTTTCCATTCAGTAGGATACGTGCCACATTACCAAGGGTCTTGGAGATCTTCCACTTAGGAAGCTTACGGAGAGCAGCGACCTCAGCCTTGGTGTAGGTCTTCTTTACATAGGTGAAGAACCACTCACGTGACTGGTCGTCTGACGCCATATAGTTATACCAGTTCAAGGCATCACCAAGCTTGATGATTGCAACCGGTTCTGAGCCGTACGCCTTGTCGTCAATCGACTTGATAGCGGTACGAGAGATTTGTTTTGGTTTAGCTTTAACCTTGATAGCCATGTGTTATTCCTTAGCAGTTGATATTATCAATCTACCATACTTTTCATAATTTGTACACAACTATTTTGCGCGAATGCATTTTGCTATCATATGCATGATCGCCTGATGGACATCTTCGGTTGCTTCGTACTCATCAATGTCAACATGAAGTGGGTAGTGTGCCAACTGCCTGGTTCTACCGCCGTCGAAACCGGTCAACGCAATGACGTCCATGCCTTTATCAATAGCAACTTCGCATGCTCGTACCACCGATGGGGAATTACCAGAGCTACTAATGCTGATAAAGACATCACCAGGATTGGCAAGACGTTCGAGTTGGTAACTATATACTTCGTCATAAGAAATATCATTTGAAATCGCCGTCATCAGAGGGATGTTAGCAGACAGCGAAATAACCTTTGGTTTAAATCCGGATTCGAGATCAGAACAGCCTTTGGTATAGTCACATGCCCAGTGTTGGGCAATAGCAGCAGATGCACCATTGCCTGCTGTATATATGGTTTTACCTGTTCTGATAGCATACCTGATTGATGTGGTTGCTTGTCTAAATATTTCATGATCGATACTTGCAAAGCCAATATTAATTAGGCCAAGGTGATCGAATATGATATCAGTCTCGGTAGACAACTCGTGCTCCTTCATGTGAAATTCCTACGTCAAGGCATGTTCTATCTGAAAACTCTTGGCGGATTGCACTCTTTGAATCTGTGAGTGCCAACATATAACCACCGCCACCTGCACCAAGCAGTTTAGCACCAAATGCACCTGCTGACTGACATCGATCGTACATACTATCTATCTCTGTTGAAGAGATACCTTCACTCATCTGCTTTTTCAGTATCCATGCCGAGTTCAACAAACCACCGTATTCATTGATATTGACTCGTTGTGTTCCCTGCATCCTTGCCATATCGGCAAGCTGCCGGATAACAAACGTCTTTGCTTCGAAGTTAATACTGTCAAGAATCTTGGCTGCATGATGTTCTACATTAGTAGGAATCAAGATCATGTAGTTCTCGACGCTATTCGAATCGAGACGCTTTACATCTACACGACCATTACCAAGTTCGTTGGCATACTCGATATAGTTCATACCACCGAATGCAGATGCGAACTGATCCTGCATGCCGATCTTCCAGCCACACAGATCGATCTCGATATGACAGGCAGTCTTAGCAATGGTATATGGATTGACGTATTCATAACCAAGATATGCAGACAATGCCTTGACCAGCGCACAAGTAAAAGCAGACGATCCACCAAGACCGTTACCGATCGTAGGGATGTCTGCGAATGATGTGATCTCGATGTTGGATTTGATTCCGAAGAATTTCAAAGCATTCCGAACGATCTCATTCTGAATGTCTTCTACGTCAGTGACACACTCAAGTTTCGAATATGTTACCTTGATATGATCGTGAGGAGTGTGCATAACTGCTACGTAGACGTAATTGTTGATAGCAGTAGAGATGGTTGCACCACCCCATGTTGCAAAGTGTGTGGGGATATCGCTACCCCCACCGAAGAACGATACTCTAAGAGGCGCTTTTGCCAAGATCACTGTGTTGTTCCTTCAATGATGCAATCAGGCCTTTCCACTTCGGCATGATAGACTCCCAAGAGAAACGGGTGTCGGCATATGCCTTAACGAATGTGAGAAGGTTTGTCAAGTCGTTGTTCTGTACATTCTCGATGGCATACATCAATGTGTGAGCAAAGATATTTGCATGGAGATTCATATTCTCATGATCGCCATCATACTGCACAGTCAGACCCGCAGACGTATCAGTCAATGCAGAGAAGTTAGGATGAACAGCCAAACAACCGGCACTCATGGCCTCAATCAATGAACGACACGACGTCTCTGGCCAGATACATGGATACGCAAAGATGTGAGCCTTCTGATAGGCGGCACGAACCGTCTCCTGATCTGCCCAACCATGATAGTTGATCTGTGGATGGTTACGACACGCTTCGAACAGTGGCTCGTACTGTTGGTCACGACCTTCCCAGTTCTTGCCGTAGATACCAAACGAACTAAAGACGTCTAGTTCGATGTTGGGGTACTTATCTGCAAGAGCGATAAAGACAGGAACCAGAATCTCCAATCCGCGATGAGGTGTGGATGTATAGATGAGGCGTATCTTGTCCTTTGGTTTCTCAACGAGTGGGATAGGATCGACACCTGTCTCAATAACGCACGATTGGTGGCTATATGGAATTCCAAGATAGTCGCGATATTGCTGATATTGCCAGTTAGAGCTGAAGACCAACTTGTGGAAGCGATCTCGAGAAGCCGGATCTTTGAGGTGTTCAGCCTCCGGATCGAGAGGTAGGTCGTGAAGATGATAGATTCTAATTCGTTCTGGATCAAGGTCGCGGACGCGAGCAGTGATAATTTGGACGCCATCGAGTTCATCACGAGTAAGTCGGTGGAAGAGATTCCGGGTGGTAAGTTCTGTTCCACCATTCGACTCCTTGTTAAGTTCGTTCAATTCAATTAAGTCTTGATTATTCATTATTATTCCTCAATTGCTCCATGTCTTCATCATAGAAATAAAACCTATCGCCAATTGCCTTGTCGTCAATCCACACATCATACGATGGCTTTCCGAGACGGACTTCATGGAACTTACAGCCCCAGTCATTTAGTTGTTTTGTGGTGAGTTCGGTCCAGTCGATTCCCGACCCTGAACCACGGGCTGTCCAATAAAGGATGATGTTGCCCTGATCGTATAGTTTATTTATCTTATCAATACGATGCGTGATCGGAGTAGAATTCTCATAGTCATGAGCCAACCCAACTTTTGGAGTACGGCAAATAGTGCCGTCAATATCGACCATGTAGATCATGATTCTGTAGTGAATCCAATGATCGAATCATAACGGAACGAACGCCATCCCTGATTCTCGAGATCCCACACAGCCAGAACGTCTGGATTGGGAGTTTTCTTCTGCACTTGTTCTTCAACATCGGTCTGTGCTGGAAGAAGATCTGGCTTCAGTGTGCAGACCATCCTGCGTTCTGTTCCATCCTTCTTTACAAACAATACTTCAACGACATCGCTGAGTAGTGCATTCTTTAGATATTCATTCCGCCAAGCAGTATTGCTTTCATCGGGCGTAATATTCAACAAGTTTGTCATAACCACCTATTTGTTCTCCATCAATAATAATAAAAGGGACTGTTCTCACGTTTGGAAATATTTCCATGAACTCTTCACGAGTTAATTCTGCACCGATCTTCATCTCTTGATAGGAGACATCTTTTGCAGAAAATAGATTCTTGGCCTTCACACAGAAAGGACAATTATCTTTGGTGTAAATGATAACCTTATTGGGCATCTGGTTTACCACCGAATAGATTCGCACCATTTTTCTTGTGATCGCCGTACACAGAGTTGGCGCGTACTTTAATGAAACGCATATTTGACTGAGTGCCTGGAACGGTAATCCAAGGATTCTTACCCTTGCGCCATGCCTCAATTTTATTCAGAGCCTTTTCAAACTCTGGTTTATCCCGACGCGCTTCCTTCACACCAGCAACGATGTTACGGCGCTGACCCTTCGATGTAATAGACTTGCGTGTTCTCTTTTTACCCATTATCTACCTCACTTTTTACTTATTATAGATTACTTATAACACCAAACAGATATAATGTACACAGTATAATTAGCCAAGTACTAAACTTTATTGGTTTAGATTTACGGACTTTAACTCTTCTGGTCTTTTTTGGTTTGGCAATTTTTTGTTTAGGAGCACTAAGACTCTTTCTGGAAACCCAACCATCTGCACTGCGTTGTGTAAGATATGTTTTTCTTTCACCAGTATTCAGATTAGTAGTTGTAGTAACTCTAGAGTATTTAGATCCACTGCTTGTGGACATCTTAGACGATTTGTTTGGCCCTTTGAACGACTGAGTGTAAGTGGTACGTGTACCATTCTTTCCACTGCGAGTCGTTCTCTTATGAGGCATTACAATACTTTGGTTTCAATCAATGTTAGATCGTGTTCTCTGTCAATATACTTATACTCGATCTTTGTAGGTTCCCACTCTTGAATGGCTTCAAACACATCATTAATATCCAGAGTACTACAAGTATATACATCCAACTGCATCAGTGCAGGAGTTACTTCATCCCACACGTGGAGAGCAATATGACTTGTCTCGATAATAGTCACAGCAGTCAGGCCGGCATTGCCTTCCATATCAGAGTATACAGCGTATGGACCCATCAGAATATTCATTCCGATCTTGTCGACAAGACTTCGCATCCAGGTTTTGATATCCGTGGCATTGTATGGCGGCTCGTTTAATTCCGCTCTGACAATCAGATGCTTGTGCTCTAGTACCTTGTTCACTTCATGAAGTCTCCGTTGAATTGAAATGTAACGCTTTTACATGACTTGCTTGAATCTTACATTGGATCCACGAATTATAATACTCTTCTTTTAGAACAGCATCAGTCTCAAAAATAAGTTTTGCTTCTAAGTAATTACATTCACCCCGGGTTTTACAAAGACGTAAAATTGTACGTTTAAAGTTTTCCTTGCCATAGACCTCAATGTCCTTTGCCAAGGCAGGAGAAGATCCGTAGTAATCAGCCCAGTCGGACTCTACACGGATCTTCTTGCGTTTCTTATTAACCGTTTTGTATCCTGCTTTAGTCAGGAACTTACGACCGATATACTTCTTACCATTAACAAGGTTCTCGATGAGATAGATGAATCCATACCATTGGTCATCATTCGTGAACTCTTTGTCTTCGTATAACCACATAAATCTTACCAGCTCACTGCGGAAAGATCTATTTATTCATCCTCAAATTCGTCCTCAAGTTCATCTTCAGGCAGATCTGAACCACACAGTGGGCAGTATGTAACTGGATCCATTGCTTCTGTAATGACTCTAAACTCTTCTTCGCATTCGGGGCAGGTTATCCATTTCATTATTGTTGTAGCCTTTTTATTTCTAGTGTTGCTCTTTGAAGTGCCTGTATTTCAACTCCCATGTCATGGATCCCGTGAGCGTCTCTATTCTGTAGAAACACCTCTGCCATATCCCAGCAGACATTCTCCCGATGTTGCAAAGTATCTAACGCTTCTTGCTCTTTAGTTCTCATAATGAGAATCCCTTGAAGGTGTCTGAATCAACATCCTTGATGACACCGCCTGAGATGTAACTAGTTATCTCTGTTTCTTGTGGGGCGACCTGAACGTCAGATCCTGCAATCCACTTCTGTGTCCATGGTAAAGGATTAGGACCTGGCTTACCATTGAGACCGATTGCACCCATACGCTTGGCAGCGATGTGGTCTACATAGTCACAGAGTAGTTGCTCATTCAGACCAATCATCGAGCCGTTCTTGAAAAGGTAATGTGCCCAAGCTTTTTCTTGATCGACCACTCGGTAAAACATACTGATACACTCATCTCGTGTTTCTTCTTGTATGCGAGCAAAGTCTTCATCCTCTTTCGGTAGAATTTTGAGGAGCTGCTGAGTTGAGGCAAGATGAACATTCTCGTCCCGCGCGATGAGCTTGATGATCTTCGCGTTACCTTCCATTTTCTTAACTTCCGCAAAAGCCCAACTGCATGCAAACGAGACATAGAATCTTACTCCTTCAAGAGCGTTAACTGCATTGAGACAGAGCCATAGATCTTTCTTGTGTTCATACATATGCTTCTTATCATGTTTGAAAAGGGCATGTTGATTATTTGCAGTAATTAGTCGATCGTAGTACTTACTGATATCAGCAGCACAATCACCTATTTCCTGGATGTCCAGCATCTCATCAAAGACTCTGGAAGGATCAGAATAGACGTTACGAATGATATGAGTGTAGGAACGGGAATGAATCGTCTCGAAAAACGCCCAAGTCTGGATCCAGGTTTCCAGCTCAGGAAGCGAACATACTGGAAGAAAAGCCAGAGATGGAGCTCTGCCCTGTACAGAGTCAAGAAGGATCTGACGCTTGAGGTTGCTCGTAAAAATATGTTTTTCATGGTCATTCAGTGCCTTAAAGTCTTTACCATCACGAGACAAATCAATTTCTTCTGGACGCCAGAAAAAGCCAAGCTGCTTCTCAGTCAGCTTTTCAAATACACTGTAACGCTGTTTATCATAACGAGCAATGTTCACCGGTTCTCCAAAGAAACACGGCTGCTGTGTAGCATCAAAAGTATTGTTATTAAAAACGGACATTAAGATTCCTTATTTTCTATCCATTCGATTTGATGGTCTGCGACGACTCTGCGTGTGATTTCTTTGGTCTTACAATTTTCTAAGACCAAAGAAACACCGGTAGAGTCTTGTCGTTTACTGTATTCTAAAACACCGTATGTAACTCCGGCGTCATCCCAACTGTCGTTGTCTATTCTAATATAATCCATTTGCTACTTTCTGTACATCAAATTTTGCAGCTATCACAATCTTCTTCATCGATTTCACCTGATGCAAGAGGCTTGTCCTCGATCTCACCGGCACCGTCGTTCGTATTGAAATAGTAAAGCGTCTTGCCACCGTACTTATAATGCATCAAGACGTGCTTTAGCATCTCAGACATGGGGATCTTGCCATCTTCATAATGAGCAGGATTGTATGATGTATTAACAGAGATGGCTTGATCGATGAATTTCTGTAATACCGCCATGATCTTTAGGTATCCTTCCGGACTCTTCTGATCCCACAGTAACTCATATTTATTCTTAAGACGTTTTAACTCCGGTACAACTTGTTTCATCACGCCATCCTTAGACTGCTTGATAGAAACAAGTGCACGTGGTGGCTCGATACCGTTAGTTGAGTTCGAGATTTGGGCCGATGTCTCAGCCGGCATTAGAGCCATAAGTGTAGAGTTGCGGATGCCCGATGCCAGCGCACGACTTGCAAGGATGCTCCATGGCATCTTATAGTTTGGAGCTACTAGTTCATCTACTTCTTTCTTGTATGTATCAATTGGCATAGTACCATATGCATACTTTGTCTGATGATCGAGAGGACATGCACCTACTTCTTCAGCCAAGTCGACCGAGGCTTTGATAAGATAGTAACTCCATGCCTCAGCATACTCATGTACGAGCTCAAGGTTAGGATCAGAATAATTGGTGTCGTTACGAGCCAACCAATAAGCAAAATTAATGATACCAATACCCAAAGGACGACGGTTCCGAGTACCAATAGCAGCGGCTCGAACAGGATAGTCCTGATAATCCAATAGGGCATCCAAAGCGCGTACTGCAATGGTACATGGCTTTTCGAAATCTGCTGGCTTTCTAATCTTGCCCCAATTAATCGCTGCAAGCGTGCAAAGGCTGATCTCGCCTGACTCATCATGAATATCCTTTAGAGGTGTAGTAGGAAGAGTAATCTCACAGCAGAGGTTACTCATCTTGATTGGAACTTCCTTGACAAACGAACTGTGATCGTTTGCATGGTCTACGTTCATCAGATAGATTCGCCCGGTGTCCTTTCGCTCTTGCATGAAGGCTGAGAAGAGATCAATCGCAGGGACGGTTTTCTTTCTGATTTTGGTGGAGCGCTCGTACTTTTCGTAGAGCGTACGGAACTCATCAACGTCTGAAAAGAACGCTCGGTAGAGATCCGGGCAATCATGAGGTGAGAAGAGGGTGATGTTACCTCCAGAAAGAAGTCTTTCATACATTACCTTATTAAATTGTACACCATAATCTAGATGGCGGATACGGTTGTCTTCAGTGCCCTTGTTATTCTTTAGGACAAGTAGATCTTCCACTTCGTAATGCCAAAGGGGGTAATAGAGTGTCGCTGCTCCACCTCGGACACCGCCTTGGCTACAAGATTTAACAGCAGACTGAAAATGCTTCCAGAAAGGAACAACGCCAGTGTGACTAGCATCACCATTGCGTATAGGAGATCCAATAGCCCTAATAGAACCGCCGCCAATACCAATCCCGGCTTTCTGACTGACGTACTTAACAATCGAAGAAGCAGTCGCATTTATGGAATCCAGCGAGTCGTCAGTTTCGATAAGTACGCACGAACTAAACTGACGCTGTGGGGAACGGACGCCTGCCATAATAGGAGTAGGCAAACTAATATCAAAAGTACTGATTGCATCATAGAGTTCCTTTACCCATTTGATTCGGTCTTGTGTATAATTTTGGAAGAGAGTCATGGCAATCAACATAAATGCCATCTGAGGAGTTTCGTAGAACTTGCCGGTTACACGGTTCTTGATGAGATACTTGCCACGGAACTGTTCCATGGCAGCATACGTCAGCAGGTTGTCACGGTTGTGATCGATGTACTTGTCGAGATCGGTCCAATCTTGTGGTGTATATTTCTCACCAAGTTCTGCGTCATAGTAACCTTCTTCTTTAACATTATTATAGTGCCAAGCAAGTTTAAAAGGTTCATATTCGCCATAGACTTCTTTACGAAGGTTATAGTTGATAAGTCTACCGGCAACATATTGATAGTTAGGAGCCTCATCAGAGATAAGATCGGCGGCAGCCTTGATTAAGGTCTCCTGGATATCAGATGACTTGATTCCATTGTAGAACTGAATATGAGTCTTGATCTCGAGATCTGAAACGGATACGCCACTTAATCCTTCACAGGCATATGCAGCAACTTTATGGAACTTATTAATATCTAGGGTTTCACGTGTTCCATCACGCTTCGTTACTTGAATCATCCAACCTCTTCCTTAAACCAATCTTGCCGTCATCATAGACGGTCCATACCAACTCGGTATCAATATCCCAACCCATTTCTTCCATGAGCTCATCAGGTAGTTCTATATATAACTCACCATTTTCGTCTTCTTTGACAATCATCTTTGTCATGGCAGTTTTCTCTCGAATTCTGCTTGTGCTGCCATACTATCAAGTGCTTTCTTTACATCAGGGAAGTGATGGCAGATAATATCCCAACACTGCTCGGCTACGATACGATGTTCCTTCTGGGTAGCCTTATCCATACGAAGCTGGCAATAGTGAACCCATGAACGAAGTGAACCAGCCATAATCATAACAGATGCTGTATTACCTTCAGGTAGAACTGCTCGAGCCTGCTCTTTGGCAATACCATTTTCGATAGCCCACTCATAAGCATCCAATGCTGCATCAGTGGCAGCAACCTGTCTCATAGCCCATTCTTCAGCCAGTCTATTATCATCGACTTCAACCGAGTTCTGTCTGTTCTTGGCATCTTGAAGTCTGGCTTCTCGGATATAAAATTCAAGATCTTGCGTTGGATCGGCGTAACGCTGAGAGTACTCTTGGAATGAGAAAGAACGATGTCTAAGAATTTGTCTAGCGATATCTCGGGTTGTTCTGATTTCCATTGCGACATGGACCATCTCCAAAGGCGACCAATGCCGGTTCTTGATAAGATACTGGACCAGCTTAGGTGCTGTTGCTGTGTTATTCTGATTAGAGGGATTTGATACCCTTGCTGCCCATGCAACCAGTTCATTGGCAGTTGTACATTCTGTGTATGCACTCGGCTTAGTAAGGCCGACTAAATTTACTTCACTCATTTTCTACCCTTTATATGTGCTTCACAATACCGCTGACCATTGGTGGCTTTATCTCCAAGAAGAGTGACTTTCCATACTTCACCAGTGACAGTCTTCATTTCATATTCATCTATCTTTGCGATTGGTTCACTCAATTACAAATTCCTTCACCTTTTGGAACTGCGGAATATTCACATATCCATTTGCCTTTAATTCATTTACTCGTGCAATGGCATCATAGTACTCAACATACTGGCCATCGTTGTACCACCAGAAGTAATCCCATGGAGCCCACAGACGAGGAGTACGTTGATACTCTACAAGCCACTGCTGACCAACACGAAAGATCCTAAGCTTACGAATAAAGATTTGATTGTACTCAATACCATATTCGTTGTCTACTAGTTCAGTCATATCCGTTTCCTATGTAGTTAAACAAGTTAGGTTCAAAATAAACCTT